CATCTGAAAAAAAGATATTGGCAAAGCCATCATTCGCGCTTCTAAGTGTTATTCCAGTAGTACTACCAGCATCCCCAATCGTTAAATCATTAGCATTGCCATTCCCTTCAGTCGTCGTACCAATCAGCACCCGCCCCGAGCTGTCGATTCGCATCGCCTCAGAACCACTTGTAAAGAACAACATATTGTTGTCGCTGTGGTTGTATTCAACTACCCCCTGATATTCTCCCGATCCAGAAGTAGCATCCGAGAAAAATACTGCGCCTTTGCTGCTTGTGCCACTGCGAATTGTTATCCCGGCATGACCAGAATCCGCAATCGTTAAGTTATCAGCATTAGCAGCACCTTCAGTCGTCGTCCCAATCAGCACCCGCCCCGAGCTGTCGATGCGAAGTTTTTCGCTGTTGTTTACTCTTAAGGCAAGCGGGTGATTTGTGCTTGTACCAATAAGGCCCTCACTTCCACTAGAAGTAGTGCGTACAGTGACTCCGCTTTCAGTTACATTAACGCCGCCAACAACCTCCAGCTCAGCGCTAGGCGATGTGGTGCCGATGCCAACTTTGCCCGCACTATTAATTACTAAATCACTATTCGCGCCTGATCTGCTAATAAAAAATGGATCACCAGCTTGCGTCCCTGCCACGCCAATATATGCATTAGCAGACGACCTTGTAAGGTGAATATGGCGGCTATCTGCCGAACTTGCTGCATCACTGATTCTTAGTGTAGATGCATTTGCAGTACCAGGACCAGTAATATCTAACTTATAGGCAGGCGACGTGGTGCCGATGCCCACGTTCCCACTTGAGTCGATCCTGAGTCGCTCGGCCAAGCTGCCAGCCTCTGGCTTAGTAAAAAATTGCAAAATTGCACCAGCATCATCGCCAGCATTACTGTCAGAAGTAACCGCTTGTGCCTGAATGGCAGCGGATAACTTCATCGTGGACCCAGAGCTTGACGAAGAATTGGCATCATTACTGAACCAAATAGTTCCGATACCTGAGCTGCCGTTTGTGTTGCCACTTAGCGAAAGAATGCCTCTTTTGTCTGCAGTGCCATTGTGAATATCAAGGATTGTATTGGTGCCGCCGGTATCGTCGTAAGTTACTGAAGTAGTGCCAAGCAAAAGATTCCCCGAGCTGTCGATGCGCAGTCGCTCGCTAGGTGATGACGCTCCATCCGCAGTCGTGCTGAAGACAAGGCGACCTGGCATGTCGTTGGCGCCAGGGGTGCCGTCTACTTGAGCGAAAATTTGCGCTCCGACTGATTGATAATCCGTGCCGTCATATCCGCAAAACTCAATTCGACCAAGGGTAGAATTTTGAACAACAGCATCACTCGCGCCATTGCCTTTTGCGCCAAAGCTGAAGTATGCCCCACTATTGTTTGTCTGCGTTTGGATAAGTGTTACCGAAGAATTGATACCACTTACCTGAAGATTGCCTTCTCTGCCTCCAGCCTGGACGCTATTAGACGTTCCCACCAACACCCGACCTGAGCTGTCAACAGCAATGCGCTGCGTGCCGCCAGTCGTAATCGAAACCTCATCAGCTGCACTGAAGTACAGACCAGTGTTCGTATCTGTGCCGCTGTAAAAGCTTGGAGCGGATGCACTGCCAGCAGGGAACTTAACCTTGCCGTCTGCACTAATCAGACCAGTAACGCCCAGCGTTGAATCAAGCGTTGCCGCTCCAGTAACGTCCAGCGTTCCAGGGACATCAACATTGCTGGTGAACTCAACACCTGATCCAGCGGTATCGGTCTGCAGCAGTTGACGTGCAGTACCGTTCGCAAGCTTGCTAACTGCAATCTCTGCACTGGCGTTGATGTCAGCATTGACGATCGTGCCGTCAGTGATCATCGTGCTGGTTACACTGCCCGTATCACCAGTTGTCACCACCGTTCCGGTGGCATTCGGCAGCGTAATCGTGCGATCAGCCGTTGGATCGGTAACGGTCAGCGTGGTCTCAAAAGCGTTAGAGGTTGCACCCTCAAACGTCAGAACAGCGTCTTCGCCAAGCGCCACTGTTCCAGTGAACGTTGGGCTGGCTGCACCAACTTTTTCACTATCAAGCTCTTCAATCGCAGACTGAACGTTGGTCGATGCAATGTTGCCTGCAGCAGTAAACGCAACGTTTGATGCTTGCTGCGCAACCACCGTGCTTGAAACATCAATCTCGGTGTACGCCGTGCCCGTAGACAGCAGGAAGTCAGGCGGGTTCAGCGCAACAGTTGGAGCGGGTGACGTTCCAGTGCCAGCGGTGCTGACGACAACGTAGTAACCCTTATTGGAAGCAGAAGCGGCAGGCAGTGCGCTACCAACGACATAGCTGAGCGATGTGCCTTCAGAGGTAACAGTCGCCATCTTGTTGGTACTGGCGTTGTAAGTGCCAGCAAGGACGATCTCACCAACGCTGACACCAATTGGCTGCCAGACGTTTCCGTCCCAAATGAGAAAGTCACCCGAAATACTGTTGAGGTGACCTTGACCAATGAATGAACCACCTGCTGGCGTAGTTTCAGCAATCGTGGTCGTTGATTTGTCGCCCAGCTTGTCTGCCGTGACCGCATCGTTTGCCAGGCGGGCAGTTGGCAGAGTTCCGGTTGTGATCTTTGCTGCATCGAGATCAGGAACGTCACTGGCAGCTAATGCCTCACTTGCCGTGATGTGACCCTGAGCGTCAAAGGTGACCTTGGCAGCGGTCGCAGCACTCACACTGTTCGAGTGGTTGATTGCACCTGCACCCGTAACCTCAAGACCTGAGCCAGGCTTGACTGCGCCAGTCGCAGAAGACGTTGCTACTGGGACATCACCTGCAACAATCGCTCGACCGCCAGTGATCAAACCATTGGCGTCATATTGAACAAGATGGTTCTCGCTTGTTTCTGCAGTGACACTGTTGTTGACGGTGATTGTTTCACCAGACATTGCCAGGCCATTGCCATTGACAATGACTCCACCCTTAGCAGAACTGCTTGCAGTCGGCAGATCCGTTCCAATAATCGCCCTGTAGCCAACCGTGCCACCAGATCCAGTCGGGCCAGCAAGGAACTGCGCAGCTGATGATGTATCGTCCAGCGTCGTGCTGACGGTAACTGTGTCACCACTGGTGGACGTGGTGATATTGACGATGCCGCTGGTGCTGCCGTTAACGACGTTGATCGAACCAGCGCCTTTGACTGAATCCCAGGCAGACCCGTCCCAGATGTAGATCTTGTTGTCGTCGGTATCGAGTGCAATCTGACCTGTGAAGTCGCCCGAACCAGGCAGCGTTGACACCAGCGTCACGCTGGAGTTATCGGCCAATTTGGCTGCCGTGATCGACGAATCAGCCACTTTGGCTGTGGTGATGCCAGCATCGGCAACAGAAGCCGTAGCAACGCTTCCTGCTGAGAACAAAATCTTCGCGCTTGGAATCGTGCTGTTTGAAATCAGCGTTACGCCGTTTGCAATCAGATCACTGACTGTCAGCTTCTTAGTTTCACTCGCGCTGTCGTCAACAACAGCAACCACGTCTGCGGCAACCAGATCAGCCCCCGCAAGGCTGTTAAGGGCACTGATCTTAAGGTCAGCCATGAAACCCTACGCATGAACCACGATGGGTTCATCATAGAGCTGGGATTAGGTCGATTCCAGCAAGACCGCGTCAGTTGTGCCCTGCTCCAACAAAATGTCGTCTGTGTTCTCCTGAAGCAGCTTGCCTTGCACTTCAAGGTCCATGCGAATCTCGATCTTGCTTGTGGTGATGAAGTCTGCAGTGATCTGCACCATCTGATTTGGGGTGAACTGCACAGCGCAAGCAGTCAAAACACCACTCACCTCATACCAAACTGCGTCGTTGTTCGCGTCTGAATGATTAGCAGGGTTGTAGCCAGAGGTCTTGATGTAAAAACGCCCTTTGAAAGTGCTGCCTACTTTTGTGCGGAGCACAAGCTCAAGGAGGTAGTTGGGCAGCTCTTTAGCAGTGTCTCCGGTGTACTCCCACTCGCATGCCATTCGACCAGAGCCGGACATCAAAGTACCAATACGGTTTCTGAACTCATCCGATAGTGTTGTGACATCAACAGTCTCACGTTGAGTGTTTAGCTCATAGCTTTGAACCCGACCAAGGACTCGATATTCACTGTTCTGAACGACAACCTTGATTGGAATATTATTCCCAGGTGTGGCCAAAGCGGTTGCATTGGTCGTCCCTCCGACCACTGCATGAGCAAAAGTGTCATAAAGACGAATGCCGTCTAGCTCGTCGACGTAGATAAATTTTTTGACACTCGTCTTGGTGTAGCTATCAATAAAATCAAGGGCAGAACCATCTGTGCTGGTAATTTCAACTTGATCACCAGTGAGAAGCTGGCCATGATCAAAGTCGAAGCTGAAACGCTTTTTTGTTGCGTTGACATCTGACGGGTTGATCGTCGACTGCAGGTCGCTTCCATCAAACTCACGCTTGAGTTCAACCTCGCCAAAAGTGCCTAGATAAACACTCATGAGATTGTCACCGTAGAGAGAGCCCCAGTGCCTTGGAAGCTGACCTCTGCTCTTACGATGTCACCAGTCGCAGCACCAATACTTGCACTAGTGATGTAGGCAGTCAGCTTGATGTCGTTGTTATCCGCTCCATCAACCCAACGAAAGGTCAGCTCAACGGTGTCGGAGCTGCTAACGCCAGTCGTGCCGGTCTTGTAGAGCTTGTTCAGCAGATCAGTTGTATTGATATTGTTGCTGCTGTCTTTGTAATACAACAACGTTGCGCTGCCGCTATAGCCAGAAATTCCTGGGGTGTAACTACGAATATTTTCGTTGAGCGTAGTGGTTTCAAGAGTTTCTAGATTTGCCTGCAGCTGAAAACTCACAACCTTGGCGAGGGTCGTGCCAGACAGCTGCATTACGCCATCTCTGCCGGTGTAAACCTTTGCCATTACGCCACCGCTCGTAATGACACTGTAACGCTGCTAATACCTGGACGCACTGCCTGCACCTGTGGCTCAGCCTCATAACGCCATTTCGTGCCTGCTGGGGCATCTAGGGTTGAAGCCGTTCCAGACCAGCCCTCAAAAACGGCTGACGGCAACGTGAATGTGCGGAACGTGCCCAGCTGGTCGCTGTAATCGTTCAAAAACGATTCAGCATTAGCATCAGTCACGTTTGCGTAGGACAAGCTCAGTTTGGCGTTGACACGCCGTGATCCATAAAGGATCCGTACCTCGGCCCCAGATTGTGAGTTATAGGTCTTGCTGGGAAAGTTCCCTGGTGTGAACTGACGGCCTGTTGGCGTCAACGACGGAAAAGCCATCACTCAAGCACCGTAAAGTTGCCCGGCGTCAAAACGTCCTTAGCCACGATGCTAACGCCAGACGCATCCGTGGGCACTTCGACCGCACTAATGGACACCAAGCCATCCTCTTCAAGATTCAACGACTCAATCTGATAAACGCTGTAGTCCGTGTCCGCGCCAAGCAATGTGAACAACGAACCGTGATACGTCGAGTCACTGACTTGATTGCTTGCAATCGTTAGGTCAGTCTCAATGACTTCTGACGTGCTCGGCTTGTAGATCAAGGCGTTGTACGTTCCATCAGCAATGCTGGTGATGCTGACTAGCGTTCCTGCATCTGTGATCGATCCATTTGCTGTGGAGTTGTAGGTGCTGGCTTCTGTGATCACCCGGATATACGAACCAGGCTGAACACCTAAAGCGTCAGGCACGGTTTTAAAGCTGACTGTTTTAGTAATCCTGCGACGAGTGCTTAGCAGGAACCTTGCAGTCTTCAAAGCCTGTTCGCGGTTTGTGCAAAACTCGCTGAGATCAAACGCCTGCTTGGTAGCTGCTCGTTCATTGATTGGCAGATCTGACCAGTGCATCAATGCGGTTGCCTGATACGGGAGGTCGTTCTGCACAGTCACGCGCCAAGTCACAACCGCTTGAATATTTGAACGCTGCGAAATATCGATGTATTGCAGTTGCAATGAATCTTCGATGATGTTGCCTGCGGTAAAAATTTGCTCGACCTGAATTGGCTCCAAGCTGATTTTGTGGCTTGAGTCGAATGGCAATGCAGGCTGCATTCCAAAACGACCATTCTTGATCGTAAAGTTGCACAGCTGTAACGCTGCATTGTCATATAGGAAACTGCGGAAGCTCTCGCTGTCTTCAAGGACGCCATCGTAAAAAATACGATTGGCACGCAAGAAACGTGCAGTAGTCCTGAGCGAATCCTCATCAATCAACTCGCTGGGCACAACATTGCCAACGCCTTGAGTCTTGTTTGATAGCAGATAAAAAACGAGATCAGCGAACAAGTTGCTTGGAGCATTGTCGCCTTCAATCAAACGAGTAACTGGGATTCCAGTCGCTGCCCACAGCCTCAGCTGACTAATGTCTGAGACTTCACCAGTCGACTTGACGGTAAATCCAATCGTGGACATGCCGTTGTACTGCGCCAAGCTTTCATTGTGGATGTATTCATTGACATAAACCACTTCATGCTCAGGACCTGAA